GTTCGGCATGGACGACGACAGCGACGCCGTCGTGCAGCGGGCCGCGATGGCCCAGATCATCCCGCCCTCGCGCAGCGGCGTGCTCACCGACGCGCTGCTGCACATGATGGAACCCGCCCCGCAGCGCAGGCCGACGATGGCCGAGGCGCGCGACGAAATCCTCACCGCCGCATTCGGTCCCGGTACCGCCTCCTACATTCTCGGCGCGCCGGTACGCACCGAGGACGGCACCATCCCGTCCTGGGCGACCCGCAACGGAGCCATCGGCCTGCGCAGCCCGCACTCGGCCCCGCTCCCCCGCCCGCATCGCGGCGCGTCGGCGGCGAACGCGCCCGCCGCCCAGCGAGCCAGGGTGGCCGCGCCGCGGCAGACCAACGCCGCGCTGGCGGTGACCATCGGGCTGCTGATCGGGTTGATCATCATCATCGGCGTCATCGTCGTGGCGATGTAGCGCCGCGCCGGCTCAGTCGATGCGGCGGCGGTGTGCCCAGCGGGTCAGCGCGTTGCGATTGGACTGCTGGGTCTTGCGCAGCACATTGGAGGCGTGCGTCTCGACGGTCTTCACCGAGATGAACAGGGTCTCGGCGATCTCGCGATAGGTGTAGCCGCGGGCCAGCAGGCGCAGCACCTCGAGTTCGCGCGGGGTGAGCGAATCCAGTTCCGGGTCGAGCGGCGGCTCGGGCACCGGCGAGCGGCCGGTGAACGAATCGAGCACGAAACCGGCCAGTCGCGGGCTGAACACCGCGTCGCCGCCGGCCACCCGGCGGATGCCGTCGGCCAGTTCGGCGCCGGAGATCGTCTTGGTGACGTAGCCGCGCGCGCCGGCCCGGATCACCGCGATGACGTCCTCGGCGGCATCGGAGACGCTCAGCGCCAGGCACACCGGCCCGTCCTCGATACCGGAGAGCACCGCGACACCGCCGCCGTCGGGCATGTGCACGTCCAACAGCACCACGTCGGGCTCGGTCGCCTTGATCCCGGCGATCGCCTCGGCGACACCGCCCGCCTCGCCGACCACCTCCAGATCGGTCTCCCTGCTCAGCTCCGCCCGTACCCCCGAGCGGAACACCGCGTGATCGTCGACGAGAAAGACCCGCACGGTCACCTACATCTCCTCACCTGTCGGCGGCCCGAGCCCACGCGCCGACCGCACCTCCATCGGTATCACACCACCACTGTCCCGCCCGCGCGCCGCGTCAGTCGGCCCGGCCCGCGGGCTCGCGCGTCCGCTCGGTCGCGTCCTCGTCCGGCTCCCCCGCGCAGTCCAGCCCGGCGGCGTCGCTGCGCGGCATGTGGATCCGCACCTCGGTGCCCCGGCCGGGCGTGGACAGGATCTCGACCCGGCCGCCGCGCCGCTCGATCCGCCCGCGGATCGATTTGGCCAGGCCCTGCCGGTCCTGCGGCACGGCCGCCGGATCGAATCCGGCGCCGCGGTCGCGTACGAACACGCTCACCTGATGCGGTTCCACCTCGGCGAACAGGTCGACGGTCGGCACCCCGGCGTGCTTGGCGGCGTTCACCATCGCCTCGCGGGCCGCGCCGAGCAGGGCGGTGAAATGCTCCTTGGGCAGGCCGAAACCGGAATCGTCGACGTCCATCGTCACATCGCCCACGGTCACCGGGGTGACCTTCACGCCGTGCTGGTCCTCCACCTCACCGGCGATGGTGCGCAGCGCGGCGGCCAGGCTGGAATGCGCGGGACCGGAGTCGTCGAAGAGCCAGCGGCGCAGTTCACGTTCCTGGCTGCGGGCCAGGCGCATCACCTCGTGCGGATCGTCGGCCTGGCGCTGGATCAGCGCGAGCGTCTGCAACACCGAGTCGTGCAGGTGCGAGGCGATCTCCTCGCGCTCCTCGTTGCGGATGCGGGCGGCGCGTTCGGCGTTCAGCGCGCCCATCATGCGCAGCCACAGCGGCACGGTCAGCAGACCGGCGCCCGCCAGCGTCACCACCACCGCGATCAGCGCCGAGCCGAGCGAACCGAGGTCGATCCTGGCCAGCACCAGCACGCCGAGCCCGAGCACCACCAGGGTCGCGCCGGTGACGATGCGGGCCCAGGTCACCACCGACGGCCGCGCGGGCAGTCCGAGCAGCGACCGCGGCCCGTCGGTGTCGTATTCGCGCCACACCAGCGCCGCGCCGACCGCGACCACCACGATCGGCACGATCACCTTCGCCGCCACGGTCGCGTTCATCGCCCAGGAGACCGCGATCGCCAGCCCGAGCCCGAGCATCGCCAGGCCGATCGCCTGCCGCCGCTCGGTGCCCGACGGCTCGGCGGTGTCGACGCCGCCCGGGGTGAACACCCACAGCATGCCGTAGGCGATGATGCCCGCCCCGGCCAGCGCGGACAGCAGCACGAAAGCCATCCGCACCTTGAACACGTCGAGACCGAGATGATCGGCCAGACCGCCGGCGACACCGCCGACGATCCGCCCGCCGGACCGGCGCACCAGCCGCAACCGGGGCGTCTGCCCGAGCGCCAGCACCGGGGCGGGCCCGAACCCGCGGGGCATCCCCGCTCCGGACGGATCGGGGCCGCCGGCGGGATGGCCGGGCGCGGCGCCTGCCCCCCACGCGGAGCCTGCGCCCCGGGCAGCGTCGAACGCGGGGCCGGTCGGGTACATGCCTTCGATACTGGCACGCCACCCCGACCACCGGCATCGGGATTCTCCCTGATCTTCACCCCCACCCACCGCATCCGCGCAGGTCCGCCGCCCGCGACCGCGCCGTGTGCCGACAGGCGGCGCGGTCCGCGAGTTCCGTGGATTTTCAGGGTTACCCCCGATGCGGTGGCGGTCGTGCGCGCTCACCATGGAGAACATGACGAGAACGACCTTCGGCGATCAGCTTCAGCAGATGTGGCAGACGCGGCCGGTACGGCTGCCGCGGCAGCGGAGCGGTCGGCCAGTACGAGTCCGTCTCGATCGGGTCCGTCAGCCTCTCCCGCGGCTCCACCGGCACCGCCGGGAGCCCGTACGCCGCCGAGACGGTCCGCATCCTCCACCTGGCCGGCCTGCTCGCTCAGCGCATCCTGGTCTGCTGATGGGCGCCATCCCCGCCTGGCTGCTGCGGCATACCGCCGTCGTCGAGCCGTTGGTCGGCGAGGGCTCGCACGGCCCCGTCTATGGCCCCGCAGTGACCGTCCGGTGCATGCGGGACGACAAGCGCCGCCTCGTCCGCAGCCGGGACGGCTCGGAGGTCACCAGCGAGACGACCCTCTACATGCGGCTGTCCGAGACGTGTCCGGTCGGCTCCCGCGTCGATCTCGGCGACAGGGTCGCGACCGTCATCACCGCCGCGCGCCGCGACGGCGGCGGCCTGCCGACCCCGGACCACCTGGAGGTGACTCTCACCTGATGGCGCAGCGCGTACGTCTCAAGCTCAACCTCGGAAAGGTCCGCGCCGCACAGCGCGCGGGCGCGATCCGGGGTCTGCGCATGGCCGCCGAGCACGTCCTCGGCGAAGCCCGCAAGCGCGTTCCCATCGAGGAGGGCACGCTCGAACGCTCGGGTGTCGCGCAGGTCGACGAAGGGAGTCTCCGTGCGGCGGTGTCATTCGACACCCCGTACGCCTTAGGGCTGTACGTCAGCACGAAGACCTGAACCTCCGTCACGACGAAGGCCGCTCCGCCAAGTACCTGGAGGGGCCGATGGAGGAAGAAGCGGACACGGTCCAGCAGATCATTGCCGCCGAAATCCGCAGGTCGCTCAGCTAAAATCAAAGTAAGGACCCCGGCGAGTGCTGGTAACACTCCCGGGGCGTGGACGACCTGATGAAGGCAGGCCGACATGAGTCAGCGTACCTGTGTGCGCCCAGATTGCGAGCGCCCGCACTACAGCAAGGGCATGTGCAAGCCCTGCTACCGCAAGGACTACTACCAGCGGAACAAGGCCCGAGAGCTTGCCGGGATGGCCGCATGGCGAGAGGCTAACCGAGAGTACGACCGTCAGCGCTGAGCCAACTACCACGCAGAGAACCGCGAGGAACTGGCCGCCAAGAAGCGCGAGAAGTACGCAACGGACCCCGAAGTTGGCCGCCAGCGCGCCACTGAATGGCGCAAGCGGAACCCCGGCAGTCACCGCCGCTGGCGAGAAGCCAATCCTGAGAAGTGGGCGCTTCTCAACCGCGAGAACCAGCGCCGACGCCGTAGCGGCGACAAGGTCGACTACAGCGAGATCCTTGATCGGGATGGCTGGGTCTGCCACCTGTGTGGAGACCCGATCGAAGGACTCGCGGATCTGCACTTTGACCACGTCATACCGCTGTCGCGCGGCGGCGCGCACAGCATGGACAACATCAAGCCCGCACACGCGACCTGCAACCTCAGCAAGGGCGCGAAGCTCCTCGAAGAACTGACCTGACCCAACCACCGAGGGCCCGGCTGCGTGCCGGGCCTTTCGCATGTCCGGAGGTCTCATGACCCTCGAGGAGGAGTGGGCACAGCTCCTCGACGACCTCGGCCTCGGCACCTACCGTCCGGACGGCGGCGACATCTTCATCGGCGCGATGCCGCCCACCCCGGACGAGGCGATCGTCGTCACCGAGTACGCCAGCGGTGGGGAGCCCAACGTCAGGCGCCCGCACGACTCCGTCAGCATCCAGTTCCGCGTCCGCGGCACCCGCAACCCCGCCGCCTCCCGCGCCCGCGTGGACGCCCTGTACAGCGCACTGCACGGCTGGTCCGGGCTCCTGCCCGGCGGGACGCGCGTCATGCTCGCCGTCGCCAAGACCACCCCCGCCGGTATCGGCATGGACGCCAACGGCCGTCACGAGCACGTCCTCAACCTCCGCGCCGAGATCCGGCGCCCGACCCAACACCGCGTCTAGGAGGCGCCCTATGGCACCCACCGAGGTCCCTGCGAGGGACATGATTCTTGAGGTCGAGTCGTCCACGCCCGACACGTGGCACCGCCTCAACGGCATCAACTCCTTCAGCCTCAACCCCGCCGAGGGCGAGGAGTTCGCCGACGTCACGAAATTCTCGGACCAGGGCAATCCTCGCCGCCGCAAGATGCAGCGCGGCGACTCCATCACCGCCGAGGGCGAGCTGCTGCGCGACCCCGACACGGGGGCGCTGGACCCCGGGCAGAAGCGCGTCATCGAGGTGAACAAGCTCGTGGGCAACTCCGGGCTGCTGCGGATCCGTTACCGCCACCCGCTCGACACCACGTGGGAGGTGTGGACCTCCACCGTGTCCATGGGCGAGCAGGGCGGCGGCACCAACGAGATGCTGTCCTTCTCGGCGACGTTCGCCCGCGACGGCGCAGCGAGCTCGGCAGCGGTGGTCTGACCATGACCGAGCCGAC